GTTTTCCGTGTTACCCATCAACACGCACTCATCACCCGCCTTCGGTTCCGTCCCGCCAAACTCCCTCTGGGGTACCGTTATCCCTCCCGTGTCGCTTTCCGACACTTCCACCCAGTAACCCCGAATCTCCGCTCCCGTAAAAACGGCACAGCGCATCAGGTCGTGCGCCACGAACGTGTTCTCCTGCTCAAAGGTGATACGGTAATTGTTGCCCTCCCTGGTCACGGTCTTGATCTTGCCGTTGGCTGCGGATACAACCAGCTGCCCTCCCACGCTGCGAACCTTTTCGATCAACAGTTCCATGGCTACCAGTGTCTGACGGATGGTCGCCTTATCTATCGTAAGGTTACTGAGTCCCGTTATTTTATCTATCCATATCTGCCAGCCCTCACCGAACATGCCGTCCACGAAACGGGTGCTCCGGAGCAGTTCACGGATAACCGCCGTCAGAAACTCGGCGTTCCCGTCGCTGTCAACATTGCCTCCGGATTCACCGGCTTTGTAATCCCCAAAATAAGCCCCTTTCAGAAAACCGATCACCTCGGCAGCGGTATCCCGATGGCGTTTACTCAGGAATTCCCTTTGGCTTCTTTTTGCCGAGTAAAGATTGTTGTCGGTCGGCAGCGTATTATCGAAGCTCCGGATAATATCGGGAAGGGCCGCGCTACCGACCTTATCCTTCGTATAACTTTTCAGTTCCACGATGCTGTCGTTCACCCTGTCAAACTTGGACACCTGCAGGGCGTCACTGATCTCCAGGTCCATCTCCCCGGGAAGGTTTACCTTACGGGTGATCTTCGTAATGCGGCTCCTGCGGTAGCCGTCCTTGGGGAAATACTCGGCACTCTCCAAGCGCACACGCCGGCCGACAAACAAATCGACTCCCTGCTCCTCGATCCATACGTGATCGGTCGGAGCCTTGTAAGAGGCGATGTCCAGCCAATATTCCTTGTTATAGTCATCGACGGCTTTCCGGAATTCCTCCTCTGCCAGACGGTAATATTCATCCGGCATCCGGACGTTCCAAAGGATATAGGTATCCCCTGCCTTCGGAACGAGCTTGCCGCCCGGAAGCTGCGTGTCGTCGCCATAAGGCCAGATCGTGATGATCTCGAACTCACGGGTGGCGCTGTCGAAGTTCACCTCGAAATAATGGTCGTCCCCCTCCCCCAGCCCGGAAAGGTCGCCGCTCTGGAAGGAAACGCGTTTCGTCTCACCGGCCAGCTCGTAATCGTTAGGATCGAAATCCAGCCCTCCGTCCTTGAAGTAATAGACGGTAAAGGTCTTCCCTTCCTCGTCCTTTACCTCCTCACTGCGCACACTGCTTACCGTGCCCACTCGCCGGGGATAGATACCGCTGAAGGCGGCCTGCTCGTAATGGTCATAGATACCGTACTCGTCCACGCCCACCTCCACGTACTTCTTTTTTCCGGGGAGCATCAGACGGGGGCTGCCGTATTTCTCCGCGTCGATGTTCCGGCTGCTCCCGATCGGGAAAAGGCGCGTATAGAACTTCTCCGTATTGCTCGTATCCCGCTCCAGGGAGATCAGCCCCTTGCCGTATCCCAACGTGATCTCCTCGCCGTGCTCGCAACGGCACACGTTCACCGTCTGCCCCTCGACCCACCATTCGGCCTTGCCTCCCACCTTGCCGGCGATCTCCTTCAGAGCCTGGTCGCAGTACATGCCCTCATAGTCGATCACGATAAGATCGGTACCGTCCACCTGCCCCACCTTCCAGTCGGTAATGTTACCCATGCCGTCATTGATGGCCTTCACCACCATCGCCACATGGTCACGGGGCGTGGCGGTCAGCGTGAACAGGGGGTTGGTGTCACCGTCGGTGGTCTCCAGCACCAAGAAACGTTTGATAAGGCTCTCGATGCCGTACAGCTTCAGGTTATACTCCCATTCACCCTCGCTCACCTGCTTCGGCGTGTAGCGTTCCGTCAGCCAGTACCGTTCACCCAGATAGTCCGTGTAGTCGTTCACGTCCAGGGGCACGAAGGCATAATAGCTGAACGACAGGGAAAGCACATTCTCTCCCTGCACTTCCTTGCTTTGCGTCGAGCTGTCGTTCACAGCCACGCCCGCACGCTTGGTTCCGGCTTTGTCATATATCGTTAGAAGCATATTCCAATAGCGTTTGAATGGTTATATAATCGGGTTCGGTTCCCGGAACTTTACCTTAAATTTGCTGGCATGCACGCCTTCCGTCCACAGGTAGGTCAGCGGGGTAAACTTCGTGCAGTCGGCATACTTCACACGCAGTGTCAGATCAAGTTGGGGAAAACGGATGTCCAGCCAGCCGTCCTTCCCTTGTTTCAGAAAATTCACAAAGGCAAAGTACTGTTTCATCCAGCCTGCCTTGGTCTTACTGTAAAGGGCAAAGTGCAGCGTCACGTCCCGCGCTTCATTCCGTGGGGTGAGCACGGCGCTGTATTTCTCCCCGTGCTCTTCCCGGATGGACACGGCGGTATCCTTCTTGGCCTTGCTCGGGGTCAGGATGGCCGTCAGGTTCTCCATGCCCCCGCGCCGGTCTTCCACCAGGAACACGCCGTATTCCGTCCAGATGTCCGTGCCGTTCACCAGCACCAGTCCGCTCAGTATATTGCCCATATCACTTCACTTTTAGTCCGTCACGTATCATTTTCTTTATCACTTCCTTCAGTTCGCCCAGGTGTCCGGCACTCACACCGGTGTTCTCGGCTATCCGGGCCAGGTGACCTTCGGCCGTGTCCATCTTCTCCGACACGCTTTCCAGCTGGTCGTCCATGCTGCTCCAGTGCTGCAGCCCGCCGGTGAACATGCCCTCCAGCTTCGTACCCTGATCCTGCGTCATGGCCGTAAAGCCGCCCGCTTTCGCACTTTGGCTCGTACCACCCTGCTGCGTCTTGTCATAACCGGTGGCTGCCGCCAGGTTGTCACGCAGGGCAAGGGCTTCATCCATATACTGCATGTACTCTTCCATCAGCGCGTTCCGTTCCGCCTCGGTCAGTTCGTTGTCCTCCATGGCCTTGCCGAACTTCTCCCACCAGCCTTTCAGTTTGTCGCTGTACATCTCACCGATCTTGTTGCTCAGCATCGCCCGCATGAAGTACTCGGATATATCCTCCGCCGCATCCTTGGCACCGTACTTCATGTTCATCAGGTTGTCGATGAAGCTGCTGTACATTCCGTCGAATGAAATACCGGTCAGACCTTCATACAGCTGGTCGGTCAGTTCCTCCAGCTTGCCGGCCTGGTCTATGTAGTCATCCAGTTTTTCGGTCAGTCGCCCGCCGTAACCGCCCTTGCCGGTATTCTGGATTTGCGTCCACATGTCCACATTGCTGCGCAGCGCCTTCATCTCCTCCGGGCTCAGGCTCCACAGGTTCCCGTCCCACCGGCGGCCGATCTGTCCGCTCAGTTTGTCTATCTGTGCCTGGCTGAAACCGCCCCAGTAGTAGTTCCACGAGTGGTGGCTTTTGCTGTAGCGTGCCTGTTCCTGCGCTATCTGCAGATAGTTTGCATTCGTCTCTTTCTGGTATTTGTAAGCATCCCGGTAAGCTTCCACCGATTTAGTCCCCTTGCTTGCCTTGATGGTATCGGTCAGGTCCTCAATGGAGGTCTGCAGTTTCTCGTTCCGGTCTGTAAGGCGGTCTATAGCCGCCTGCACTTCCCTGGCGTTTCCGCCGATGCCGAACAGTTTGTTGAAACCTCCGAAAGACACCGTGTTCAGCAGTCCCCCGATACCTTTCACAAGGGAACCGCCTATCTGTTTGAACAGGTCTCCGCTGAGGATATTGTCGAGTATTCCGGTTATCGCATTGAAAATGGTGTCTATCAATGATGAGATAATCGGGCCGATACCGTCTTTCAGCAAATCCAGTATGGAGAGGATGGCCGATATGATCTGCCCGATGACTCCGGCACTTGACAGGGTCTCGGACATCTGACTGATGGCATCACCGACCTTGCCTCCGATATTCAGTTTTGAAAGACCGGTAAGCATGTTCCGGATTCCCTCAAATGATCCCTGCAAGGTTCCGCTCGCAAAGCCGTGCAACCCGTCGGATACCATGTTCAACCCGTCAACCGTGTCCCGGGAGGCACTTTTCACCTCCCCGGCAAGCGCCTTCATTTCAGAGGTGGCGTTCAGGTATTCCTCGTCAGCTGAAACACTGGACGATTGAGCCGTTTGAAGAGCGATTTGGGTACGTTCTATTTCTGCCTGGTTACCGCTTTCAAGAGCCTTGTTGTAATCGGTCTGCGCTGCTTTCAACCGGGCGAATGCCGCTTCCTGCTGCAGTTCCGCATTTTGCACGCGTGTTACGGCATCCCCCAAAGCGTGCATCTGCGTTTGCAGCCGGGCAAAATCCAATGTCCCGTTGCCACCGGGGAGCATGCTTTGAATACGTTCAATGGCATCGTAAACGACCTGCTGGTCTGCGGCTCCCGTTTTTTTGAACTCATCCGTCTTGACATACTGTTTAAGTTCGCCAAGCAGGTTCTTCATCTGGTCTGCAAGCAGACCGGTCAAATCCCCAAACGCTGCTCCCCAGTCTATCTTCTGGGTAAGGGCTTCCATGTCCACTTTGTGCACAGCCGCATCACGCTGCTTCTCCAAAGTCAGCCTTTCTCCCTGGGACTGTGCCTTGCGGATTTTCTCGGCATATTCTTCAGCGATGGCCAGTTTCTGCTGCTGGAAGGTACCGTATTCCTTCAGATAGTCACGCATGGCTTCCGCCTCTTCCCTGTACACGTCCGTCTCCGCTTTTTTCCGGGACTCGGTGTTTGAGGCACGGGCTTTTTCAAGTGCATCCTGTTGCTCCCGGGTAAGTCCGTTATCTCCGGTGGAAAGACCGGCTTCCTTGTTCTCACGCTTCCAGTCGGCTTCCTGCCGGTTAATTTCTTCTTTTCTCGCGTTATAGTCATATTCGATTTGCGCCAGTTTCTTCTCGGTACCGGCTTGCATGCGGTCTATCTCTTCCTTCCGGTTCTCGGCCTGCAGGGCGGCAAGATCCTTCGCCAGCCTGCGCTCTGTGGCAAGCCGTTGCTTGGCTTCCGCTTCCGGATTCTTTCCGGGCTGTTTGGGGTCGATATGCCCGCCGATGCCTGACTTCTGTTCCAGTTTCAAGCGTTCCTTGGTTAAATTCTCCGCTGCTAATATATATCCGTTATATTCTGATTTAAGCCGCTCTATTTCTTCCTTTTTTTTCCAACGTCCGTTATTATTCTGTTTATATGATTGATCCGAAGAAAAGAAACGGTCAACCTTTCCTCCATATCCCCACCAAGTATCAAATTCACTCTCATCCTTCGCTTCTGCCTCGGCTATTTTTTCATCAACCTCTGACGCTTTTTTTACTAAATTCTGTACTTTCGCTTGGAGGAAGAGGGATTGCACATAATCCTCACTCTTTTGTATGATGGTATCATACCATTCGGAAAGTGTTTTATAATACCCGAAAGATTCCCCGTACTTGCGGTTCAGTTCCTCTACCTTCGCCTTTTCCTGTTCCTTGCTGCCGGTGAAGTTCTTTATTTCATCGATGACCGATTTCAGTTCGAAGCGGGTACGCACCATCTGGGCACGGCCGTCCTTCTCTATCTCGGTCATTTCCTTGAGGGATATGTTGTATTCATCCACGCCTTTTTTGGCACTGAACAGGTTTTTCGTCCAATCCCAGATTTCATCACCGTACATTACCAGCAGCATGATGCCGGTGGTCATGGCCGTCTGCCAGGAAAAGAGCGAGGACAGGACCTGTTTCCATACCGGTGTGCCTTTCTTGCCTGACTTCTGCAGCTCATCATATTCCTTACGGGCACGGGCCAGTTCGTCCGTAAAAATCGGCAGGTTGTTGGATATGGCCAGAAAGAACATCTGCGGTCCCATGGCCAAGGAAGGCATTTCACGGGCCATCTGCTGGATGCTGTTATGAAGCCCGTTGAACTGGCGCTGTGCATTAGGTATATCTGCAGGAGTGACCTGTACAGATTCCGATTCATTTTGCAACATTTTCAACTGGGCGTGCAGTTCCTCAAGCTGCTTCTCCAGCGCATGTATTTGCGCAATATTGGCACTTTGGTCCAGATTGGGGGCAGCCGTCTCCCCGGCAAGGCGCAGCCTTTCCAGTTCAGCCTCCAGCAGCCTGACGGTATTACGCAGTTCCAGCGCCTCACGTTCGGCCTTGTTCATGCCGGGCGTGAGTTTGTCCTTCATCAAAAATTCAACTTCTACAGGTTTGCTCATTCCAGTTTGCTTTGAAAAAATCCTACTATATCGTTCGCTTCATCCTCGGCGCTGTGTTCCGGTCTGGGAGCACCGTTTCCGCCCGAAGTACCCGACTTCTTGCGCTTGTAGCGGGGCGCGTCGCTCAGCATCATGATCAGCGTCTGGTAATTCACCCCATCAAGGATGTAATCCACGCTCCAGCCGGTCGCCGATGCAATCTGCCACACGAAGCCGAAAGGGCTATGGGAACCTTCATACCGGGTTCTTAACTCCCCTTCCTTGCCTGGCTCAGTCTCGGAGTCATCGGGTTCGCCCGCGCTGTCGAGCTGATAATACGCATAAAATCCTTCGTGCCCATCAGACGCTCGAATGTTCGGAACATGGCCGTCAGATAACGCCACTCCACAAAGTTCCGCAGTACCCACGCTGTCACCCCGATGCCCACGTGCCGCGACACGTATCCCCGGCATACCGTATAGGCCAGCAGGCGGCTCACAGCCTTACCATGCTCCGCCACAAAGGCCAGTTCCTCGGTCTTGTCCTTCGGTTGCCAATCGGGTTTGACACCCGTCTTCAGGTATTCCCGCGCCAGCAGAATCTGACCCCGCAGCCTCGGACGCTTCATCGTCACACGCACCTCCACCGGGCGTTTCAGCCACGGAAGCTTCCACCTTTTAAGAGGTACGGACACGCCGCTGTCAAGCAGCGCGTCCGCACACTCCATCTCTATCAGTTGTTCCAAACGGTCAGCCATACGTTAGCCCTCCTCACTTTGGAGCGATGCTGCAGCCGCGGCTTCCGCCGGCGGCAGCTTGTACTGCCCCCACTCGTCCGGTATTGCTTCCGTATCGAACACGCCGTAAGGCTGCGAACCGTCCTCCGGCATCGCCACTTCGAGCGTAACCTCTATCTTGGAGGTTTCTGTAAGGGTCAGCTTGCCTGCAGGATTGGAAAGCAGCGTGGCGTTGGGAATCAGTACGCTCTGTCCGGACACGAGGGAGAGTTCCCATGGTCCCTGCATGACAAGCACCTCCGACGGGGCTGTCCAGCCGATCGGAGTTTTCTTTTCCGAGTCTTCTTTCTTATAATGCAGGCTGCCGCCAAGCAGTTTGTGCAGGTTCGAATAGTTCATCTGGATCACATTGAACGTCGGGGCGATGCCGCCGTTACTCTGTGGAATGACCAGCACCGGGGCACCCTGCACCTGTTCGGCCTCGATCTTCGCGGCCTCGGGTTTCTTGCCGCCCAGGTCAAACGAGTTCTTTTCAATATACCCGATTGTGAAATCCTTATACTTTACGGCTCCTATGCCGTACATGAAATTCTTGTTCATCTTTTTTTCAGTTTCATTGTTAATAACATACCGACAAGCAAGCCGGCCAATACACCTGTGATAAACGTCCGCATCCGGTTCGGAGGGCGTTTTTCTACTGTTTGAACGTCATTTGAAATTTCGCTCCTGGTTTCGCTACGGATGCGCGCCAGCTCTTCTTCATACCATAGCACCAGCTGCTGCAGACTATCACACGAGGCTTCGGCCACGATGTTCCCGCTGTCGTCGCTGCCTACGGTCAGATTCGCCTGTCCGCTCTTGCCACGGTACACGGCACCTTCAGGAAGCTTACGGAGGCTGTCCGCAGGTATAGACAGCTTCACCGAACTCGCCGGTACCCCCGCCATCACCAGTCCCGCCCGTCGACTTCCGCTCGCGCTGTCGGCGCTTGCCGTTTCCGTCCGGACTTCCCGGTTCATGCTCTTTCGGTGACTCGCGCAACCTGTCAAGCACAGGGCAATCGTCACGATGAGGACAGTTCCCGGCTGTATCAATAGCTTTTCTAAGACGGGCCATCTCACGTGTATTGCGGGCCAGTTCTTTCTTTGTTTCACAGAATTCATCTTTTAGAGGTTTTACAATATTTTCCATCAAAATGCGGGTGGCATGTTCGGCGTTATCTATGCGCATGGCCTCTGCACCGGCCTCGGCCTTCATCGCTTCCGCTTTCGCTTTCCTCACCGTAGCCCGCATGGAGCCTATGGTCGCCACCGTCCCCACCAGACCGCCGCTCAAAATGATGTTCATAAATTCGCTCAAGTCCATACCACCCGGTTTTATTATTGGTTAATACCTATTTCTTTCAGCCATTTCTGTACATCAAAGCTGGGGCAGGCTTTGGCCGCCAGCTCGTTGTGTCCCACGATGCGTACATCAGGAAATTTCCGGTGAAAATCCTTCACATACTTCTCCAGTGCCTTTTTCTGGCAGCCGGTACGGGTGTCCTTCGGGGTCTTACCGTCTTTTTCCACGCCTCCGGCATACACGATGTGACGGCTTACACTGTTATATCCCTTGGCTCCGTTGGTCACTTCCCAAGGGTCCACCTGTGCATCCTCATTGTTTTCTACCAGACGTTCCACGCCTCCGTTCAGGTGGAACAGGTCGGTATAGCCAACCTGCTTCCATCCTCTTCCTCCCTGGGCAACCGGAGAAGTATGCCATTTGCGGATGTCCGCCGATGATACCTCACGCCCCTCCGGGGTTGCCGTACAGTGTATTACCAGATATTTCAACTTTGCCATAATCATCATGCTTGATAGCCGCTCATCATTACCACTCCGGCATCCTCTTTCTTGGGCATGCAGATGAAGTAATGGCGGAAGTTAATCAGGTTACGCTGGTTCAACGGGTCATTCTTTGACTCGGAATAATACATCTTGGTAGAACCTGTTGCCTTGAAAACCCGCTGTTTGTAGAAGGCAAACGAACACGGAAATTCACCGGCTTCTGCCGTTGTACCCAATGCCTTCTTCACTCCGGCTGTAGTATAAAGCGGGTTGTTGCCGTACTCGTAGATTTCAAAGCCGTAAAGGTTACCTACCTTGCCGCTGTTGCGGTCAATATTGTACTGTTCACGGAATGCCTGGCTGGTCAGCAGCAGGTCATTCACATGGTCGGGGCAAAGCACCAGTCTGCGGCCGTCTGACGGTACGCGCAGGTTGTCAAGGGCACGCTTCATTTCCACAAGGTCATTCACGGTAAGGCGCAGACGGTTTGTAGCCGTATCTTTCTCGCCGGTAGTCTTAAGCACCGGAGTAGTTTCCGTATTTTTGTTCGCACAAAGCGCATGGGCCGCCTTGGTAAACTTCGCATCATTGATACTGTTGGCATGTCCCTCTTTCACACGGGCGGTCTTGTCATAGCTGATGGAATAAAGCTCATCGTCTGTAATCGGCGTAGCCTTGGTCTGGAATTTGTCCAGCTTGATGGCAATATCCTTGTCTTCCAAAGCCTGCACGTCAATCGGATAGGTTTTATTGTTTATCAAGACATCCGGATCTACACCAACTTCTACCAGGTGAATCACATCGTTATTCACGATGCTGCTTTGGTCGGGGATTCCTGACAGCCAGGTTCCTTCCAGTCCGGCACGGAGCACTTTAACAAGTTCCCCTGTCCAGATTTCCGTATAAACCCCTTCACGGAGTATTGAAGCACTCTGCGGGGTCATTCCCATAAAGGCTGCCACCGCATTCATTCCCACAGCTCCGGCCACCGGAGAGAATCCCAATACCGAAGCACACACGACACCTGTCAGCGTATTGAACAGAAGTGCCGTCAAAAGCATTACAATTTTTCCCATTGTCTTCTTTTTAAAGGTTTTCAAATTTCACAGGTCATTCCGTATTCAGCCTTGTACAGGCGCTTGTACTCCTCCGGGTTATGCTCGCGCATTTCAAGCAGCGCATCACTCGGGACATCGCTCAGTTTGGCATAGGTGGACGGCTGTGCCTGCTGCTTGCCGCCCTGATAGCTCAATACAGTGGAAATCTTCACCTGGGGCTGCATGGCATCAAGCACATTTTTCAGTTCATCAACACCGACCTTCTTGCCAAGTTCGATAAACTGTGTCTTCTTGTCTTCTCCCAGACGCTTTTCCACCACTGCCTTTTCTACAAGACCAGTGATACGGGCCAAAGTCAGCTTCCCGTTTTCTTGCTTCAGGGAATCATTCTCAGTCTTGGCTGCTTTCAGTTCATTTAAGGCTTGATTAACATCAGCCTCCGTTGCCGTTTCCGGCAGCCCCAATTGAAGGGCCAAAAGTTTCAGTTCCATTTCTTCTGTTGTTTTTTGGTTATTGATTAGTGGCAAAGGACAATCACCATCCTTTCCCAATGTGATTTGTTTTCCATCCTTCATCAGTACGATGGCATCATCATTGGAACCTACGTCCACCAGTGATACCTCATACAGCTTGCTTTTGGTTATTGTCGGGCTGGTCTGCCCCTGCAGCAAATGTTCGGGCTGGTCACTCAGTTCCAGAATGTCTATTCCGGCACTCACCATTCTCAGGCTGCCGAATTCAAACTGTTTCTTGCATCTTTTACTGAGGTCGGTCGCTTCGTCAAACACCAGTTCCCCGGTTACTTCACCATCCTCTACCCGAAGGTCCTTCACATAACCAATCACGTTTCCGCGTTGGTGCATGTACAGCAGTACCGGGTTTCGGCAATACTGCTCCACACTCATGCCCGATGTCAGCACACGGCTTCCGTAGCTGTTCAGGCTGTCGTTTGAAATTCTTACACGTTTGTTCATTTTCTCATGCCACGCCTTTATGCATTGGCGCTGCAATATTACGGAGCACTTACCGGGAAGCCAAAAAAGTGTGCAACGGTTGCACACTTCTATGAAACCGTTGCACATTATTTTGGCTGCAAGCTGATAAGCGGACAACTTTGCGGATAAATCGGGCAGGTGCAAGGGACTCCGAAGCCTGCCTTTAACCCTATATTCTTTATTATATGACAAAGGCAGAAATCGAAAAGAAAAAATCTCTTGCACGCTCACTGTTCCTTTCCGGCATGGAACAGACTGAAATTGCGGAGAAAGTGGACGTGTCACGCGTCACCATTTCAAAATGGTGCACGGCTGACGGATGGAAAGAGGCAAGGGCGGCAAAGAACGTCACCCGTCCGGAACTGGTGAACAAACTCCTGCTCACCATTGATACACTCATTACTCAAGTCAACGAATCGAACGACCCTGCACTTGTAGCTGGTCTCGGGGACAAACTGGCCAAACTTTCGGCGGTGATTGAAAAGTTAGACAAGAAGGCCAACGTAGTGGATGTCATTGAAGTGTTCATGGCATTCTCCAAATGGATTGAATACCGTTCAACCATCGACCCGGAAGTGACTCCGGAACTGGTCAGGGCAATCAATAAGTACCAGGATCTGTATATCACCGAACAGATGGGCATAAAATAAAACGGCTATGGCAACAGCAGCGGAAAAGAAACAGGCATACGAACAGTGGAAGGAACACTGTAAAAGAGTGCAGTCCATCACGGATACGGCTTTGCTCGCAGGCGAGACACCGGCACAAAAGGACAGGCGTATTCTGCGTCTGCAGGGTAACTATGCCGCGTTCTGTGAATATTACTTCCCCCACTTTCTCACCTTGCGTGACAAAACCACCGGGGAAGTCATACGCACCATCCACAATGCACCGTTCCACAATGCGGCAGCGGCTAAAGTAAAAGGCACACCCAACCTGAAAGCGGTGTTCATGTGGCCGCGTGGCCATGCCAAGTCCACACACATGGACATCTTTGTTCCGCTGTGGCTGATGTTCCAGCCCAAACGGCTCATCAACTTCATGGTGGTGGTCGGCAAAAGTGAGGACTCAGCCACGCGTCTGCTGGGAGATATTCAGGCAGAACTGGAGCATAACCAGCGCATCATTGCCGACTTCGGCAAGCAGCAGGGGAATGCCTCCTGGCAGGATGGGGAGTTCAAGGCGGCCAACGGGGTGAAATTCCTGGCTTGCGGACGCGGACAGTCCCCGCGTGGTCTGCGCGACCGGGAAGCACGTCCGGACTACATCGTCATCGATGACTTGGATGACGACGAACTGTGCCGCAATGAGAAACGGGTACATGACATTACAGACTGGGTGAAAGAAGCCCTTTTTGGTGCACTGGATGTGGGCCGGGGACGTTTTATCATGGTCGGGAACCTCATTTCTAAAAACTCGGTGCTGGCCAATCTCACCAGGACAAAAGGGGTACATGTATCCGTCATCAAGGCAATAGACAAGAACGGAGAACCGGTATGGCGCGAAAAATGGACGAAAGAAGAGGCGCAGGAATACAGGGATTTCGTAGGATACCGGGCATGGGAAAAGGAGATGATGCACAACCCCATCGTGGACGGAACTATTTTTCGGGCAGACTGGATTCGTTACAAAAAACTGCCCAGGCTATCCAAGTATGAAATGCTGGTCTGCTATACCGACCCCTCTTTCAAATCGACCACTTCCAACGACTACAAGGCTTGCCGCCTTTGGGGCAAGATTGGGAAGGAACTGCACCTTATAGACTGTTACGTCCGGCAGGATACCGTTTCAGGAATGGTACGGTGGCTTTACGACCTCTACGAGCGTACACGTGATACGGCAGCCGTCCAGTTCTTTATGGAAGCGAACTTCATGCAGGATGTCATTCTGGATGAGTTTGAGGCAGAAGGGAATCTGCGTGGATACCAACTGCCCATCATGCCGGACAAACGAAAGAAACCGGACAAGCTCCAGCGCATCGAAGCGGTGTCACCATTATGGGAACGCGGTTTCGTATTCTACAATGAGAAGTTGAAAGAATCGCCGGATATGCAGACCGGAATCGAACAGACCTTGGCACTGGAGCGTGGCAGCCGTATTCACGATGATGCACCGGATGCCGACGAGGGAGCCATCTGGATGCTGCAGCGCAATTCAAGGCAGGAGAGTTTTCAACCGGTGTTCGGTAAAAGGCCGACCGCCAAAAATATATGGTAACATGATACAGCTGATTAAAAGAATGATTTTTGCATGGCGCTATAAACGTGCCGTTGCCCGTGCTTGCAAGTATGCCAAGCTCTACGGAAGAAAGTACTATGTCCTGTATATGGGCGGCAAACTGAAAGTTGTCCCCAAAAGGAATATCTGCGAACTGATTCACCACCACCGTTTCCGCAAGGGAACCACTATCCGGGATATAGAAAAAATGGCATTGTTCATCACTAAATAAAAGTAAAGTCATGTTCATTACAGAAGAAGATTACAAAGTTGTCATCGGCGACAACGCATTGAAGGTCATCTCTCAGGTAAGCCCCCAAAACCGTGCCGATGCGGAAACGGTGGCTTTGGAGGAAATATCCGGCTATCTGCGTTCGAAATACGACTGTACGGCCATTTTCGCTGCACAGGATGAACAGCGTAACAAGCTCATCGTAACGTACGCCTGCGACATCGCACTCTATCACATGAGCGCGTCAGTTCCGCAGAAAATGGGAAGCGAGGTGCGCAAGGAACGCTACGAGCGTGCAATAAAAATGCTCGAGGGGATACAGGCCGGAAAAATTGTCCCTGATTTGCCTTTGGCTGTCGGAGAAGATGGGCTTCCGTCCGGAAATTCATTTGTTTACAGCTGTCAGAAGCAGCTTCATCATAACTGGTAGGACTATGGATATTAAAGACTTTTTCAGCGGTATGTTTTCCAATAAACCGAAAAACGTACTGCAAACGCCATACGGCAATTTTAATCTGGCCAAAGGGAAAGACATCAAGCGGGTGCAGAAAATGGTCATCGACCTGCAACGCACCACTGATGCACTCACCCGGAAGGACATCAAGAACTGGCGCGATGCCTGGCAGTATGCCATCAATGTGGACAGTCCCAGCCGCCAGCGCCTGTACGACATCTACCGGGACACGGAAATAGACCTTCACCTCTCCGGGTGTGTGGAGCAGCGCAGAGGTTTTGTCATGGCACGTTCTTTCAAAATCGTGGATATGAAAGGGGATGAGAACGAGGAAGCGGTTCACTTCTTTGACCAGTCCTGGTTCAAGCAGCTCATGCGCTATGCACTTGATTCAATCTACTGGGGACATTCGCTCATCGAATTGGGCGACCTTTACACTGACGGCGACGGCTGCATCTGTTATTCGGATGTGAAGCTTATTCCGCGCAAGCATGTCATTCCTGAGTACGGACGTGTCATAACCGACCTCGGGCAGGACTGGACTACCGGTATAGATTACCGCCAGCCGCCTTTTTCCGACTGGCTCATTGAGGCTGGCAGACCTGACGACCTCGGGCTGTATCTCAAGGCAGCTTCACAGACTATACCCAAAAAGAATATGCTGGCTTTTTGGGACACTTTCGGGGAGATATTCGGAATGCCCATGCGTATAGCACGCACCACTTCGCGCGACCAGAAAGAGATTGACCGTCTCGACAAGATGCTGCGTGAAGCCGGAACCGCCCTCTCCATGGTGGCAGGAATGGAAACCGAAATCGAATTTGTGGAAAGCGGCAAGGGGGATGCGTTCAATGTCTATGACAAGCGAATCGACCGGGCCAACTCCGAACTGTCAAAGCTCATCATCGGGCAGACGATGACCATCGAGGACGGAAGCAGCCTCTCACAGTCCGAAACGCACCTTGAAGTGTTCCAGAACCTCGTGGAAAGCGACTGCGACATGCTGCGGGATATAGTGAACAACCAGCTCATTCCGCGCATGGTGCGCCACGGGTTTCCTGTTAAAGGGCTGCGCTTCGATTGGGACTACTCCATTGACTACACGCCCGAACAGCAGAAAGCTTACGAGGAAATGGTACTGCAGCACTACAAGGTAAAGCCTCAGTACTTTGAGGAAAAATACGGCATCCCGTGCGAGGAGAAGGAACCGAAGGAAGAGCCGGACCCGACAGAACTGAAAAAAAAGAAAGACGGCAAACCGGCTGAAACGCTGTCCCGTTTTTTCGACTGAGCCCCGATGATTATTCGGGGCTGCACCAGCGGTATGCCCACCTGTTGGGTAAACAGGAACTATGCCTCTCCATGGAGGACGAGGCAAGACTCATGCGCGACAAGCTCACGGAACGCTTTGACCGCATGATGAAGGTATTGTTCCGGCAGGAAGGGGCAAACCTTGAAATAGGTATCCTGGCATCCGAAGAAGCGCAGGATTTTATAGAAGCTCATTCTTCTGTCCTGAACGGTTCATTCCGGCAGGTGGAAATATCCGAGGCCATGCGCAAGCGGCTGGAGCGTTCCAACTATGTATTCTCCGGCCTGAAGACCTTCCATGAACTGAATGAGGCCTTTCCCTCCCTGTTGGATGAAAACGGCAATAGAAAGACGTTCGAACGCTTTTTGAATGATGTCCGGAAGATCGACGAAACATACAATTCAAACTATCTACGGGCTGAATTCAACTTTGTACAGGCTTCGGCTGAAATGGCAGCCAAATGGGAACGGTTCATGCAGGACGGCGACCGCTATTATCTACAGTACCGCACGGCCGGGGATGCAAAGGTACGTCCCACCCATGCAGAAATGGCCGGCATCACACTCCCGGCTTCAGACCCGTTCTGGGCAGAATTCTATCCTCCTAACGGATGGGGCTGCCGCTGTTCCGTGGTCCAGGTACGCAAATCCAAGTATCCGCCTACAGACCACGAAGAGGCCATGGCAAGGGGGGAATCAGCTTTGGAAGTTGACAAAAAGGGAATGTTCCGGTTCAATGCAGGCATGGAACAAAAGACGATGCCCGACTATAATCCATACACCATCAAGCGCTGTAAGGATTGCGATATGAACAACGGAAATATGAAACTGGTCTTCGTTCCGGAAAATGAATTGTGCGCCGCATGCAAACTGGTAAGAACATTGGCCAATGCAGATGCCAAACAGATAAAGAAGCAAGCCAAGCCATTGCAGGGAACAGTTATCACGAATAATGAATTCCCATTCCCGGTAAACATATCAAAACGCACGCTTCAAGAATGGACCAACCAGCCATACAAGTTCTACCATGAAAAGAACCTCATGCTTCTGGATATAAAGAATGTATTTGCCAAAGCCAAATACCTGGGAACAGCAGATAACCACAAAGGTATTCCACACCTCATACAATCGCACATTTTCGAGATAGAAGTAAGAGGTGAAAAAGCACTGATAATAGTTCGGGAATACGACTGGCACGAATACACGCTGCACAGTCTTTCAGAAGGAGGTGAATTATACAAACATATAAAAAAGAAAGAATAGCGAAAGACGCAAGCTCCGGGAACTACAATCCCGTTCTGAACATCTAACGCTATTCCTCACTGCAAATATACAAAACAATTTTTAAAAACAACCCGTTATGAACAAAATTATCGAATTTCTCAAACAAAGCAACCGCTACAAACACCTTATTGGCGGTTTGTTGGTAGGCATTTTGGCCTTCACCCCGTGGACAGCGCTCTATGCTGCAGCTGTCGCAGCCTCCTGTCTGGAACTGAAAGACAAACTGAAAGGCAGACTTTGGGACTGGATAGACTGGTCTCTTACCGTCATAGGCGGCATATTGTCGGCCCTATTTTGGTGGATAGTGTAATGCTTTAGCTCATTTTGCCTGTTAAATCAGTAACTTTGTACCCGGTGGAGCTTCCCGATAGTCCGTTTGGTCTATCGCGGGTACAACAATGCGAACGCGAATGGCGGTGTGTCGAATGCGAATGCGAATAACGATGCTTCGAATACGAATGCGAATATCGGCTCGCGTCTGGAAATCTAATTAATCGGCGTACAGCACCGGGGACGTGTCCCCGAAGCGGTGCCGAGGGAAGCAAGCCACAGCAACAGCACCCATTAGGGTGGAAAGCTGAAAAATCACGCGTCGGGTGGAGTTTGGTAGGCTCAAGTCAGCTCGAAGAAGTCAGACCCGGGGAAAGGAAGGCCCTTATCTTCCATGTTTATTAACCAATAGCTGAATTTGTATGCGCAGGGAAGGATATATTATCGAGGAAATCATCGAATACTCCAATATGTCGGAGGCATTCGATTCGGTACTTCGCGGAACCGGTCGTAAGAGGTCAAGGCAGGGACGGTTCCTGCTTGCCCATAGGGAGAAGATTATCGCCGAACTGACGGCTTCCATTGCGGACGGCTCATTCCGGCTGGGCGGCTACCATGAGAGGGAAATTGAAGAATACGGTAAAAAACGTATTTTGCAGATCCTGTCCATGAAAGACCGCATCGCTGTGTTTGCCATCATGAATGTGGTGGACCGCCACCTGCAAAAACGTTATATCCGGACAACCGGTGCAAGCATCAAAAGGCGCGGTACTCATGATCTGATGAACTGCATACGTACCGATTTGCAAAAAGACCCGGAAGGCACACTTTACGCATACAAGTTTGACATCCGTAGGTTTTACGACAATGCACGGCAGGACTTTGTTATGTGGTGCTTCCGGAGGGTGTTCAAGGACGAAAGGCTGTTGGTGCTACTAGAGCGGTTTGTTAAGCTGCTGCCGGAAGGTATAAGCTTCGGACTGCGCAGTTCACAAGGGGCAGGAAATCTGCTTCTGTCTGTATTTTTAGACCACTATCTGAAGGATAAGTACGGGGTTCGTTATTACTATCGCTATTGCGATGACGGACTGGTACTCGGTAAAACGAAAGCGGAATTGTGGAAGATTCGTGATGTTATTCACAGGCAAATGGGAAAAATAGACTTGGAAATAAAGCCGAATGAACGGGTATTCCCTGTAGAAGAAGGCATTGATTTCCTTGGCTATGTTATCCGTCCCGACTATGTAAGATTGCGGAAACGTATCAAGCAGAAGTTTGCCCGGAAGATGCACGAGGTAAAATCGAGAAAAAGACGGCGAGAACTGATTGCCAGTTTCTACGGCATGACGAAGCACGCCGACTGTAATAAGTTGTTTAAAAAATTAACAGGCAAAGAAATGAGAAGTTTTAAAGACTTGAATGTCGCTTACAAGCCGGAGGACGGCAAGAAGCGATTTCCCGGTGTGGTGGTAAGCATCCGGGAACTGGTAAACTTACCGATTGTAGTGAAGGACTTTGAGACCGGTATCAAGACCGAGCAGGGAGAAGACCGCTGTATTGTGGCCATCGAAGTGAACGGCGAAGCAAAGAAGTTCTTCACCAACAGCGAGGAAATGAAGAATATTCTCGCACAAGTAAAGGAAATGCCGGATGGTTTCCCGTTTGAAACGACCATCAAGACAGAGACATTCGGCAAAGGTAGAACCAAATACGTGTTTACATGAGAAGAGTTGAAGGAAGTGCCGGTGTGTCGCTGATGGAATGCACGAACCCGGTTAAAGACAAATGGCGCATCCGCTGGGATGTGCAGGAAAAAGAGAACGGCTCTGCCTCCTACATGGAAGAGGAGTTCGGACACAAGCCTACTGATGAGGAAATCCGCACATTGGTTATGTCATGGTATAACAGCCAGACTGATGCAGCTATCCTATCCGGATTCGCCTATAATGGTGCCCCTGTATGGCTTTCTACGGAGAACCAATACAACTATAAGGCAGCATACGATTTGGCCGTTCAGACGGGCGGAGAGACCCTTCCGGTTACATTCAAATTCGGTTCGGATGAACAGCCCGAATACCATACTTTTAGTCGGTTAGATGAGTTGAAAGACTTCTATACGAAAGCGGTAAGGTATATCCAGAAGATTCTGGCTGAAGGCTGGGAAAAGAAGGATAAGTTCAATTTGGAATTATACAGGATTGAATGATTGAGAATCCCTTCGGGGGAGGGATAAAAAAAGCCCCCGGCCTGTTAAAAATCATCTCACCTACTTTTAACTTAAACGCATCCAGTGCGCACGACCGGGGGCAATGCCCTCGCCGCGCACTGGATGCGTTTTTTAATCAAAAGTAAGTGAGATGTTGCAAATGTACAAAATTTAACTGGATATGAAAGTAATTGAGATACTAAAATTGAACAGGGAGCTTTTAAAAACATGCCATTACATGGGCATACGACCCGATGATGTGCAATATATAGAACTATATAATGAATATAACAAGTTGCAGATCAATGGGGAAAAAGTGTCTTATATCGTAGCAATGCTTTCCCTACGATATGGCATCAGTGAGCGAAAGGTGTATGACCTGATCAGGCGTTTTAAAACCGACTGCAATTTGTGTGCAGTGTAATCAGGACTTCCTCCCACTAAAGGCAAACTCCCCTACCCTACCTTTGTATCGCAATAAATAACATTCATATCATGAACAAGTATTATCAAATCTTAGGCAAGGTGCTTTCGTCCGGAAAGATGCAAAGCAATAAAAAAGGGAATATCCGCTACCTGCTGAATGAACAGCTGACGCTGCTCCCAGCCGACCTTCTTGATATATTCGAGGGGCATACCATAGCGCGGAAGAAGTTAAAAAACGAGCTACAACTGTTTATGAGAGGCGAGCGCAACGTGGAAAAATACAGGGAGGCCGGAATCAACTGGTGGGACTACTGCGGCTCTATCCTTGTGAACAGCTACCCAACCTATTTTGAAAAACTGCCGCCACTCATCGAACGCATAAACAGGGAAAAAAGGAACAGCAAAAACTATATATTGTTTCTCGGATCTACAGGAACAGAAAGCAACCAGGCTCCATGCCTTAGTCTTGTTCAGTTTCAGATAGAGCAAGGAGAACTGGTCATGACCGCCTATCAGCGAAGCAGCGATGCGAATTTAGGACTGCCGGCAGATATTTATCATTTGTATCTAATATCAAGACAGATTGAGTTGCCGCTAAAATCCATCACCCTGAATCTGGGGAACGTGCATATTTACGAAAACAACATCGACAAAACAGAACAGCTGCTTGCCGGCAATGAAAATGTAAAATTTGAATTGAACGTATGAGAAAGATGTATCTGTCAGCCCCTCTCCCATTTGTCGGGCAAAAGCGTATGTTCGCCAAGGAATTCATGAAAGTGCTGGAGCAATATCCGGATGGGACATTGTTTGTTGACCTGTTCGGTGGCTCCGGATTGTTGTCTCACATTACCAAATCCCTCAAGCCCCACTCTACTGTTATCTATAATGACTTTGATAACTACCGCTTCCGCATGAAGCACATTCCGCAAACGAATCAGCTGCTTGCTGACATTCGCGAAATGGTAGGGAATTCCGTACCACGTCATAAAATCATTAAAGGAGAACTGCGTGAACGAATATTCAGCCGCATCGAGCAGGAAGAGAATAGCACCGGATATGTGGATTTCATTACCCTCTCCTCCTCTATCTTGTTTTCCATGAAATACAAACTGTCTGTTCAGGATATGCGGAAGGAAGCTTTATACAACAATATACGCAAGACCGGCTACCCGGAATGTACGGACTATCTCGAAGGGCTGGAAATCGTATCTTGCGATTACAAGGAAGTATTCAACCGGTATAAAGATATTCCTGGAGTAGTATTTCTTGTTGATCCGCCCTATCTGTCCACTGACGTAGGAACCTATAACATGTACTGGAATATGGCAGACTATCTGGATGTGCTGAATGTACTGAAGGGGCATTCATACGTATATTTTACATCCAACAAATCTTCAATTCTGGAGCTGTGCGAATGGATAGGTAAAAATAGGGATTTAGGTAATCCTTTTGAAAACTGCACAAAGGTGGAATTCAATGCTCACATGAATTACAACTCTTCTTACACAGATATGATGCTTTACAAGAAAGAGGCTGCCTGATTGCGTTTACTTTGCCTGTATTGAACAAAAAAGCCGCAGACGGTAATTTGCACGTCCGCGGCTTTTTCTGTCTAATAAAGACGGCTATTGCAGCCGCTTGATGGCCACACACTGATATACCTCGATACTTTCCACAATATCCTCATGGTTGTGATTGGTATCACTCTCCACCAGATCCAGCTCCAAAAAGGTCTCGCCTCCCAATCCGGCAAGCTGTGCATGAATCAGTCCGGGCAGGTCAAACACCTTCAACGCATCTTCCTGCAGCTCGCTTCCATCAGCACTCGAACCTTCCCAGTCTGTCACGATGTGCAGCTTGATCAAAGGTTCTGCCCGGTATTCCACACCGGGAACAATCGCATTCCACTGTATAGGGCAGAATTCCACAAAAACAGCCGGACGCTCCCAGTTCTCTTCCTGCTCGATGAATTCCACGTTGTGATTCCACAGGTCTATGTGCTTTATAAGGTCAATGGCCTTCAGTTCGCTGCAAAGCAGCCGGTAAAGTTCTTTTCTCATCTTCTTATGATATTATATTCAATGGTAAAATACTCTGTTAGGTTCTCTTCTACAATCTCACGGACGGCTTTTTCCACTTCAGGCGATGTGCCGAGGAAACGGCGTCGGGGAATCCTGATGGTGCTTCCTTCTTTCTTTAAAGCCATGAACATCCAAAAATCGGCTTCTGTATCAAGCCGGGCATTTCGTTTGTCTTTTCGCAGTTTTCCGTCCTTCCTTCTCCCGAACGACCCGGTGGCCTCATAATACTTATGCCAGAAGAAACGCTTCATTCGCCCTGTCACCACTATTTCACCACCATCATTATGAATGGCCGCATAGGGAAGAGTAGTAAAGAAGGTAATGCTGTTTACCGTCGTCCGGCTCCCAATACTTTTCCGAAGCGCCCCGGTATCTGTCAGTATGGCTCTGCCTTCATCCCGGATGGGACTTTTCCGTCGCTGCCATTTCTCACTGAAAAAAGCCTGCCGCTCAAAGTTCTTGTCAAACTCATCGCTCATTTCCACCTGAATGTCTTTCAGTATCCGGGCCACTACTTTTTTTACATCTTCATTCATTCCCAGTCAAAGTTAAATTTCAATTGTACCGTATCGTCCGGCAAATCATTTTTAGGGTCTGCGGACGCTTTAAGCATATTGTAGAATGTACGCTCACTAATAGCATACACAGGATATATGTACCGCCGCCATATTTCACGGTTCGGTACACCGTGACTGGCATAATGGTCATATATCCTGTTTACTTCTACTACACGCTTCTGATAACTGACTCCGTGCCGCTTTCCCATATAGGTTTAATCGTTCATAGACGGTTTTACTTTAGGTTTATAGGGACGGATGTCAAGCGTCATTTTTGCGCTTACCGTTACCCGGCCACTTCCTTCACACTGTCTGCAGACTTCCTCAATGGTTTCGCTTCGCTTCTTTCCAAAGATCCGAGAGGGATATTCTACAACTTTCTTTACTTTACCTGTACCGTGGCAAGCACGGCACAGGGCTACTTTCGGAGATTTCTCCACTTCTTGTATCATAGTTCTATTATTTATGATTCTGTCATTCCCAGAGGGATAGGTTTCCACATTCCGTTTTCGTTCTTGATTTCAGCACGGATAAACTGTTTGCTCACTTCCGGCTGGTAGGCTTCCTCAATGATACGCACACCTTCAATGAAACGGTCATCTCCGGTTTCCATGGCCACTTTGCGAAGCTGCACGATGCGTGAAGCCTTCAGGGTTCCCTTGGCATCACGGGCCAACAGACGAAGTACCATGCTCACCAGTGCCTTGGTCTTTTCATCTTTGGCCAGACCTTCTATGTATTCCTTCACAATGGCTATACCGTCTTCCACCGTGTCACGGTAACCGTCGGTCACATACACACCCAGCGTGATTCGTTTGTCGCCTTCACTGTTAGTAAAGGTATGGCTGCGCTGGTCATCCTTCACCTTGGTCTTGAAAAGGTCTGCCTTCATTTCCAGAATGGTTTTGAAGTTGTCCATCACAGTCTGCTTGCTTGCCTTGATCTGCTCACTGATGCCCAGCAGTACCGGAATGGAGTTTGCTATCTCCTCATCCACCATCTGTTTGTACATTTCGCGGTCATTCTTGGCTTTTTCCTCTGCCGCTTTCTTTGCTTTTTCTCTCTGGAAGGCTTCAAATTCCGCCTTCTCCTCTGCCGTCATTACCACGGTCGTTTGTTTCATTTCTTCCATGATTCTTGTTTTTTGGGGTTATTGGTTTTCATAATCCTGCATTTCAGGTTCGTCTTCCATCAGCATAGCCTCTCCGTTGGCGTATGCCCAGTCAGCCAGTTCACTATAAAACTCGGCTGCATCTTGCTTCTCCATATCAGAGGCAAGCAGATTGATTTCCTTTTTCAGATTCTCTAAAATCTTTGTGTTTCTATTTTCCATATCCAATCAGTTTGCCGGAGCATCAGGGTCAATCTGAATGAGTGATACCACGCTCACGGGGTTAATCGTTTGCTTTTCTTTCTTGGGCTTCAAGCCGCCTTTCCGTTGTATGGACCGAAGCTTTACCGCCAGCTCCTCCAGTTCGTCCACCGTAATCTGTCTGAACGCCTTGCCGGATATTCGGGGATTACTGCAGAAGTCATTGATTCGTGCCCAGTCGGATGTATCTATGCCCAGTTTCTGCATCAGGTTCAGACAGAGACTCCGTTTCCGCCGCAGCTCCTCACGTAGTTTCTGCCGCCATTCGTCTTGTCCGCTCAGCTTCTCCAAGGCAGTACAACAAACTTCATACTCCTTGGCCGTCATTTCCTTCAGACTGTCTGTCCGGTTCCACGTGTACTGCAGCACGATTTGTTTTTTGAATTCCTCCCGATCGCCCTGATAAGGCAGTTTGTTGAACAATGCATAGAACCGGGCGAAATTGGTTACTTCCTGTGCCATATCATCCTTTCACTTTTTTCTCCACTGAAAGAATTGCCAAACTTATCATCATAAGTTTTACAGACTGGCTGTCCTCTTCAAGCAAATCAATATCCGCAACCACAGGCTCACCGCTCATGGTGTTCCATATTTGCTCTACCTCTTCCGTCTTCTTTTGATTCATCAAAAAGAGATACGCGTCATACTCGGAACGGTCAAATTCAAATACGACCTGAACTTTCTGTTTTTCTTCCATATATTCACTATTAAAAGGTTATTCAAACAATACTTTAATGCCACACGAACTGGCCACATCAAGCTCCAGCTTAGCTCCTTTACTCAATTCCCATCCTTGTAGCATATAGATAAAATTACAATCCAGTAACAAACGGATGTCCGCCCGCATGTGCTCTCTCCAGTGCGCTTCATCCGGCAGTCCGTTTTTGAATGGATTCACCGGAACGAACCCCATAGCACGCAATCTGTTTTCAGCATCGAGGAACGCACCTTTGCGCTCATCGATATTGTAGTGGGCTATTGCACCACTGATGTAAACTTTGTCTTTTTCCATATCACTTCTTTTTGATGTTGACTTTACAACTTGGATTCCATATCAGCACATTACGTGCAAACAAGACATCACCCGTTTCTATTACGACATGACCGGGCGTTTTCGCTCTTCTCACTTTCAGGTCACTTTGAATGTTTCGCTCCAGCCAGTCATCCAATACTGCCCGGCTGGAATTTCCGTCCAGCAGGATCTGGAACTCTTCCGTTCCGGTGTAGCTTTCAAAAGCCTTTTCGTTATTATCCATAATCACTTTGGTAAATTATTACTTGTTTGAATGATTCCGTCTTCCCATACCACATAATAGCTTCCCGGGTCTCCAATGGCGCGTCCTTGACAATAAGCTTTATAACCGACCACCCGAATCTTCATATCACAGATATATTTCAATCTTACTGCACCGCCACCCATCGGCTGGCTTTTCTTTTCCTGGCTAATCCAGATGAAACATTTCTTCGGAAAGGTTTCCATCAGTTCCACAGCCTGCGGATAATCCCATCCGGCCACCTGAAAGGAATCGATGATGATAAACTTCGGGCTTTTCGGTTTTTTCAGTCTGGCAATCACTTCCTCCAGACTGCCTTCTGTCACCACGCGAAATTTACCCTGCACCTCATTCATCTTCAGATAACCCATACGCCGTTGGAAGCTTTGGTTGATTTTCTCTTCGTAACTCATGTACAGCACCGTCCCATAGTTGCACAGTTCCTTTCCAAGTTGCATCACAAAGCTGCTCTTCCCGCTGGCACTGGCACCACTGATGAACCACGAAGCGTTCTCTGCCGGGAACCCGAAAGGTTTGCTCCATTTCTCATTCCACGGCAGAGTAACCCATTTCTTGGCGGCTATTTCCTTCGGACTGTACGCACGCTTCATATTTTTTTATATTTTTGCATCATGAATGATTCAATACACATAAGAGTTTCATTATTTAGCAATGTTCCAACGCGAACGGATGATGGGTTTCATCGTTTTGAAACCGTCTTTCTAAATCCGCTCCTACAAGCATGTGCTCCTCCTCCACTGTCAACTCACGAATGGGAAGTGACTCGACATCGATACATTCCATACAAGGTCTTTGGAGAGGGCGGGAGGGCTGAATGCTTTGGCGCTGATTTAATTCTGCGTCACACATGCAAATCAGCACATCAAGCCTTTCTCGTAGCGCAAGCAATTCGTTCAGTAACTGATTTGTTCCAGTCTTCACACGAGGGGATTTATTGTTTTTGTTGCATCTATTCATAATTCATTCATTTTAAGTTTTTCAATCTCAGTATAGACTCTTCTCAAACCACCGCGTGTCTTCCGTACAATCTGGGCTATATCAGCACCTGCTGGGGCATTTACCTTGGCCACAATACGTGCCTGGTTATTCAAGAACTGTTCGCGCTCCTTGCCATCATCTGGTGTCACCTTGCTGTACCGGTCACCATAACGGCTCAACATTTCGGTATAGCCCACCTTCTTACATTCTATGGAGCGGTTGATTTTCTCTTTCAATCCGTCTGCCCCCATCATGTACCAGGCGCAGCAGCGTTCAGTGGCATTCCATAGAGCCTTCAGTTCAAGGAAAGCTTCATACTGCAGGTCGCCTGCTTCATCGAGGATGATAAGCGGGGTTTCCATCGAACGGAGATAATATACCAGGTCTTCATACACGTCTGAATACTTTCCCTTGCTGTCCACACCAAACTCCGCGGCAATCTTGCGTACCAGCTTCAATTTGGTCTTTACCTGCGAGCAGTCGATATACACGGCATTCTTGTGGCTCTGCACATAATAACGTGCCGTGAAAGTCTTGCCGATATTGGGCATGTCGCACAGGATGCCCGACAGGCTGGACTGCTGTGAGAACTCCAGCTGGGCTGTTATATATTCAAAGGTCGGGGTCTTGGCTGCTTTCCATTCCATTTCACCACGGAGGTTCACCCCTAATTTGCGGGCAATGCTTATCCAGTTGGCATCGCTCAGGGCTTTGTCTGTCTGTCCGTTCTTGATTGTACTGTACACAGACGTACTGATGGCCAAAGAGGCAGCATGCTTGGCATCACTGGGATAGTTCGCACGGTTGGCGGCTATCGCTGCTAAAATCTTCTGTTTTTGCGCTTCTGTAATCATAATTCTAACGCTGTTTTAATGTTGTTCTAATTCTGTTCTTACATGTCACTGATGGCCCTCATTGCCTCGCTTATTCCGGAGTGCCATTCATAATCTGATTCCGGATCTGCCGACAATTCGGCTGGCAAATCATTGGATAGTTCCACCGGGGGAAGTTCCAGTTCCTCTTCCGGGTCATCCGTTGGCTGATCCGGTGTACCGGTTCCCACCTTGCCGATGGCGTGGTCATTGAGGTATTTGCTGAAATGGCTCAGAACTTTGTTTTGCTCTGTATAGGCTGCCCGGTCTTCTTCGGTCTGTTCTGCCATCACCCGGTTGTAAGTCACTACCGGACGAACCTTGTCAAGGTAGCGGTCGTTCTGGAACAGGAAGACATCCGTAGGCTTACCCTCTTCATCCGGCAGGTAGTAGGCCGTCACCCTGCGGTTGTTTGGTTCCAACTGCTCCAGCACTTCCGGACCGCTCAGCCACCAGTCTGCATTTGCCACACGTACTGTGGAATTTCTACGAATACTGGTATCTACCTTTTCCCCGATATATCTGCTCAAAGTCAATTTATCAAGCGGTCGAAGGGTCGGATTGATTTTGGCTACAAGCACATCCCAACGGGTCATTCCGGGATATTTCTTTTGGTTGGGGTGAAGCGTATTGTTCCATTCTTCACAATCGCGACGGTCATCCGCCACAAGCTCTTCAAACGTATAATACTTTCGGTCTTCCCAGGTGTGGTTACTGCTGTCGCTCACTTTCTTCTGGTCCACCCGCCGTGCACCTTTGTTATGCCAGCGGCCAATGGCTTCATGGTTCTTATGTGCTATGGTTGTCTTGAACGCACCGTTCAGAGCTTCAGCATATTTTTCCTGTGAGTTCTGCGGAGCACAGAAATGCACAAACTTGAATACCTCACCTGACTTCAGGAATCCTTCTTTATACTTGCTCATCAAGTGCTGCTCCACCTCAATACCGGCTGGAATACCCCATCCGTTGCGTTCGATGAGCCGGAACATATCACGGAAACAGTCCACTACCAAAGCATCATCCTTATCCCGTCCGTAGGCCAGCCCGATACGGCACTGGCTCACCGCATCATAGGCATAATAGGCATGCACATACTCGCCGCCTTTCATTCGGCGCGGCAAATCCACGTCATCCATCGTTATTTGTGACAAAGAAAACTCCCCGCCATGACGGTGCATGTGCGGCATTTGCTCGTGATAGAACTCCATACGTCCACGCAAGACTTTTTCTATCAGCAGCTGGCTTGCCGGGTTGTTCAGAATGTTCCGGATAGTGCTTTCGCTCAGTTCTTTCGGCTCCCCGTTCTTGTCCGTAAAGTCTTCCGGATTGAATATCTCTCCTGTTTCCAGATCCCAAACTTCCAGTTCTCCGCATACAAACGACAGATACATTTCATGCACATCGCTGCCGTATGGTTGGTTGGGAAGTACTTTCAAACTCATCACCAGGCGTTCGTCCATGTGAGTCACCTTCCGTTTGTTCTGGTTGCCGAACTTACCGGTTATCAGACATTCGTAACCGTACTGCTTGTATTCGTTCACTTTCTTTCGGAAGCGCAGGGTACTGGCAGGAAGGTCATGACCAAAGTCTTCGCGCAGGGTCTCGATGGTGGTGGCCATCATGTCCCAGTTGTATTTTTCACCCATCAGTTTGCGGTAGTCATTGCTTCTGTTATAAAGCTTGATACAAGTATTCAACACGGAAGCATTCACCGCATATTTCCGGGCAAGTTCGTCTGTAGCTCTTTTGCTGGAAGAATGGGCAGACCATTCCAAAAAATAGGCTACTGCAGCCTGATCCAGCACATAGTTTGATAGTATCCAGTGGCGAAGTGCCTGCTCTGTTCCACCGGGGTTGTCTTCCTTCACCCGTTCCAGACACTCGGTAGGCAGGCTATTGAGGGCGACCAACGCGCAATTTCCAGCAGCACCTCCACCACGGCGCACCACCTTGATACGGCCACGGTTCACCCAGTTCCTATAACAGGATTCGGTGATATAGCCGCCATCTATGAGCTCACGTGCAGAAATACACTGTATGTTACCGTAATACACCAACATAGCCGCCTCCTATCTCAATGCCGATGCAAACGCTTGGATTTGGTTAATATCGGCAACCATCACATGCTCGTAAGTCTTCACCGTTTCTCCCTTGAATATTACCTGACCGCTACCATCATTACGGTCAAGCTCTATCAAGGCACCGTTCGGACAGTACTGACGCATCACATTGTCATAATCATGGAAAGTTTCTATTTCCGGAATAACAACCATCACAATACCGCCACGATCCATGGCCAACTTACGGATCTTTGCAGAAAGTTCGGAGTTGCCACGACGGTCATCAAACCGGATAGCGTTATAAACAGTCTTCTCTGTCACGTTGAGTGCCTTTGCGATAAAGTCGCGGTCGGCTTTCGTAATGTGAATGTACCTCTTGTTCATATCTCACTTGTTTTAATGATTAATATTGGGGGGGAGTCCGGGGAATCGAACCCCGGCACAAGAACCATGCACTCCCGTGTGTCTTTCCACACCGTCACCCGTCTCTTAACGCCTTCCGGGTTGTCACGCTGGGTTTACTGTTGTCCCTCAACCTTTTCACCTTTTTCAATAATCCCAAGAAGTATAGTGAATTTCTCACGTATCTTCTGGTTCACTTCCAGTTCCAACGTATGCGCCAAATTTGAAGCCGCACTGGTGCTGTTCTTGCGGATGCTTCCGGTAAGAAGACTATCAGTCAGACTGTTTATCTTGCTTTCCATGTATAACTTTACATCATCATGGCTACCGGCAGATAAAACCACCTTCAAGGCACGGTAACAGGAAAGTTCACGTTGCGTCTTGTACATATCCTCGGCATACCAGCAGAAGAAATGTTCAAAATCCTCATTCATGTCTTTGGTGTACTTGTCAGCCTGTCTTACCAGATCATCTATATGAGTCTTTACAGAACTGAATACAAAATCCCAGCAACTCATTTTCTTGTTTTCCATAATCTCACTTATTTAAATTCGTTTATAATCGGTTTCAAACTCACACCGTAACAACTCATCAGGCGGCGGATAAGGTTCTTCACATAAAAATCAGGTGCGGAAAACACAATCCCGGTCTCTTCGGTATATCTGAAGCTGATACCGTCCATCATCAACACGTAAGCCACCTTGTGCTTCACGCTCTGTGTCTGCCATTCTTTTATTTCTTCGTTCATTTTCTTTAATCCTTAAAATTCGCTAATCACATGCCTTTTTCGTATATTTGGCGCGGTGTTCCTTTTTGAACACGCTGCAAATATATAGAATATTTTCGACACCAAAAAGTTTTATGTAGATAATTTACGACTTATGACGAATATTTCCAACAGGATTGCAATCCTAATTAAAGAAAAAGGTATCAGTACAAGGGCACTTGAACAAGCTATTGGGTGCTCGAATGGAGTAATTTCAAGATGCATTAGCAAAGGAACAGATATATCAAGTTTATGGGTGTCGAAAATTATCGAAATACATAATGATATAAACCCTACCTGGTTACTTACTGGGAAAGGTGATATTTACTATAATACATCATCTACAACAACACAAACAACCGAACTCTCCTCTCTCCTTGCCTTAATTAGAGAAAAAGAAGAAATCATCAGGGAACAAGATAGAGAAATCGGACGCTTAGAGGAACGAATCCGGCAAATGACAATCGAAAAGGAAAAACATGTATCGGATGCGCCCATTTCCGGTACTGCAAATGTCGGGTAG